TATTCATAGGATACATCAAGGCCGGAGAGAAGATCAGCGACCTTCTCCTCTAAGCCTGATCTAAATTTAATATCCTTTTTGTTCTTTAACTTATCGTAAGTTTTTTGCGCCCATTCAAGGGCTTCATCTTTAGAAGTCTTCTTCTTCGGCATCGGTGGATGGTGTGACATTTGGGTCACTTGCTTTGAAACCAGCTGTAGTACCAAATAGTTCAGCTACTTCCGTAGCGTCTAAATCTCCAGTATCTACACCAGCTTGGCTATTTACTGTGACAACCTGTACACCAACCAACTTAAGAGAACTACCATAGGTAACTCCATCGCGGAGAATGTAAGGCTTCTGATAGAAACCCAATTTAACAGTAGATCCGCCATATAAAGGTGTCTTTTCATCAGTTACAGGGGTGCCCTCCGTGTCTACAACAGGTGGACGATTCTCGGCATTCCAAGAAAATTTAATTTTATACTTTCCCTCTGCGACCTCTTCCCATGGTTCGGGTTTAAGAGTACTGCGTTTGGGATTTTTCAGTTTTGATTCAGCCCACTTGAGTACTTCAGTTCTCTCAGCCTCTAATGTATTGATGATACTGTCATCAACAACAGCTGCTAGAGAATAACCAAACTTACTAGGTGCAAGTATAGCTTGAAATCCTTCAAGGGTTACAGGGTTTTCAGTTTTGTGTATAGTCCTACTCACCTGTTAGAGCCTCTTCTAATGATTGAGGTTCTTTAGCGTTACCATCTACACCTGGTGGTTGATAGTCACTAGGCATGGTATCTAGTTGATCTAGATCTTTACCTGGCTTATTAGCTGGGGCTATTTGCTTAGCTAAATTTGCACGATAAGCAGTTAATTCATCAATACGGTTATCAATAACTCGTAATTGATTTTCTTTCAGCTCTCTTTCTGCTTGTTGTAATCTCTCTTCAGAGACCACAACTACCCTAGTAGGTGAGAAGAAGCTGTCAAATAATGTGTACATTTAACAGAAAAAATAAGTGGATTCAATTACGGATTCCGGTTCAAGGTCTCCTATAATCGGTGGTTCAGTCTCCGCACCAATTTGTTGTGCGAATGTGTTTAAGTAGTCTTGCTTAGCAAAGAGTTCCATATAGGTTTCCCTTACTAAACTAGATAGTATAGACATATCTGTGGCTCTACACAAGACACTGTCATGTATCAAGGCAATTGGATAATCAAATCTTGTAGCACTTAAATGAAGTAAAGATGCATCTAATGAATGAATTAGGTTAGGGGCAGTAGCAGCTTTATGTCTAAGCTTATCCACCTCCTTGTCCTCTTCAGTAGCTACACTGACAACGCATCGCCCGAGTAACTGTAGATTAAGAACTTCAACATGCTTCTTCATTATCTTTTGATGTACAACAAAACCAGATGGTGTTTGCCATTCTATTTCTGTTATACCTCGTTTTAAGGCTTTAGATACTTCATCTTCAATCCATCTCATAACAGACATGGGTCCAGGAACAACCGTTTGCATAGCATTCCTGACAGCTTGTACTGTAACTGTTAAGTCGTCCTTGTCTATTTCAATCTTTTTTTCAGAGAGAGCATCTCTAATATAAGATCTATTTGAATAAGGCTTCGCATTGTAGGGAATAGTCATGACTGTTCTTTTAACAATCTTCCTGTCCATTACTTTCTGTATGTGTGCAGGGCAATTCCATTTTGCTACTTCTGCTACCACCTTATATGCGTCTTGTGGTCTATCAGCAGGCAACACATTGACGAGTTGTGCTGTCTTTTTATCTCTAGCTAATCCAGCTAGGATCTGAAGACCACTACATGTAGCGTCAGTTGCTACAGGTAAACCAGTTGACTTTTTATCTTGTAAGACAACACAGTGATAATACTCATCACATGCTGCTAAGAATTGCCAAGGTTCCTCCGCTGCTTCCCAGTCGCCAAGATGATCTATAGGATCCTCAGCTACTCTGGTAATCAACGGGATGTTATCCTTCACCCATTCTAGCCTCTCAGACATCGTTGCCTTGTCTAAGCCATAAGTTGTAGCACATTGAAATGCTAACCATTCATCTGCTTCTGCTGTCAATACTGACTCATCAGCAAACTTTATCAATGACTTTCCAAAGTCTGTGTCTTGTGGAGTAAGAAATGCGGGGATAGGATAAGCACGACCACGGTAATCAAAAGACCAAGGGATAAAGAACTCCTTATCCTTAAACCTTTTAACTGCCTCCATAGTCATCCTTGTCCTGCATGAACGTCTAAAGGCATTAGCATTCTTGTTCATAGCCTCTGCAGCAGCTCTACGGTAGCTCTTACGAGCTTCCTTATTCTCTGCTATGTCCACTGGTTTAGGAGGAAGAGGTATTTCCATAATAGGTATAAACTTATCTACATTTATTCCTCTATCTTGTAACTCCTCAGCTACTTTGACTGTGAATAAATTAAGTGTATACCCCACTTTCTGGATCTGATTCAAAAAAGTGATGGGAATTTCTCCCTGTATAGATGTGTCATGTCCACGCCTAACCATAGGATGTCCACGCATTACCTCGTTAAGCAAGTAGCCACCAGGCTTTTCGTTGGTCCAGTCATTAGGTTCGATAAGCATTGGCCAAGCAAGTGGAGCGAATAATTCACTCTCTTGTATAACTTGATCTTTGATCTTTAAGAACTCAGCAGTAGGTATAATATAATTAACAACCCTACGTCTGCCTTCTTTCTGTGGTACTTTCTCAAACCAGCCACTAGTTTCCATTATACAATCTAGCAGCCATGTACCTAATTTAACTCTATTAGCCTCACCCCATGTTTGCCACTTCTCAACATCATACCGATTCATTAGTGTTTGAATCACTACAATCTTTTGATGTGTACCACAGGATTTGTGCCAATAGTTTTCTTTAAGAACATTTAATAAACCTGGGGCACAATTCTCATAGTGCCTCATCTGGCATTCATCTTCAACAGCATGTCCGATTGCAGCACATACTTTAACTAAAGCATTGCTACCTTCTCTATGACTAAACACCTTATCAAAGGTTAGTTTACATGCTATAGCAGCAGCAGCTAAAGGTTCTAATTGTGATACGTAGTCCTTAATTAATTGGAATTGGTGACCTGTACCACGTTTTAACCTATCATGTGTAGTTTCCTCAATGCGACTGACCACAATTGGCAGTAGAGTATCAATAGAAGAAATACCGTAAACAGTTGCTGACGCATAACTTTTGTCCTCTAACTTAACTGTGTTATCTCTTAAGCGTTTAAGTCCTTGCGCGATTTGATCTCGCTCCAGTTGAACTTGTTCAGCTATCTGAGATGGAGTGGGCATAATCGTAGATTTCGTCGTTTATCTGATCAACAAGAAGCTTCCTTATCTCTTCATAATTAGGATGATCCAGTGGTATAAGATCTAAAGCTTGCTTCTCGTAAGATATTATATCATCAAGCGAGCGGGTCGTCATAAGGACTTTCCTCGTAGTATTTAGGGTACATGTGATGTATTGTATCATGACTGCAGACAGTAAACTCACTCTCTCCAATAGCCATAAGCTGCTTTACTTTATTTTCAGCAGCCCCCGACTTTCGATACACATACTCTTTAATTTTACCAGTTCTTACGTTACGATCACGGATAATACAGGCAACACTTGATGGTAGTTCCCATCCTGCTACCTTCCAATCCATGAACTGTTCAAACGGTAGATCATCGAATAACTCAGCGTCAGCTTTGTTAAACGCATCCCAGTTGTTAGGGAAGTAAGGTTTCTTCTTCTTAGTCATTATACATCATGAATAGGAATAACGTCAACTAAATAGTCATCATGCAAACAAGCCTCTTCATAAGCCTCATAAGCAGTCTCATAGACATCATAGCCAGAGTTGAGAATGATATCTCTACCACTAGCGAAGATTACTTGATACTTCATTTGCCTCCTTGTCAAGAATTGACTGTGAATTGGCACTGATCTTATTAAGTAGAAACTTTAATCGTTCTCTTGATTGTCTCAATGCCTGTGGTTTTAAAGAACGTTTCTGTTCCTTTTTAGAATGATGTTGCCAGTTAGGAGTTATCATCTTCGACAACTCCACCGTGGTGTTCATCATTTGTTGGCCTGTCTTCTATTAAATGATAGTCAATAGAAAGAACAGGTATCAATGCCTTAATCTTATCTACTAATTTGAAGACAAGATCTCTAGGGTCATAGTTAGTCTTCACTCTAATGGTGAATTCATAGCTCTTAAATTGATCCATAGTTTAATAGTAAACAGCAAGGGATAGTGAGTCCCTCAGAAAGCCCCTAAGAGGCTTTAGGAGAGAGTCTAGTTCTTACCTTATCAAGATAAGGTTTTGACTTATTGTAGAGCCATTGAACGTCCTTAGACAGCTCTTTGATCTCATACTGGTGTATCTTCCATCTGTTTTTTACATCTTGTACATAAGATTCAAATGGAATGATGTTATCTTCCGGCTTAGGTAGAGTCACCTTAGGTATTTCTACCTCATTCTTTTTAACCGGATAGGTCTGTTCAGTCATTTTCTTAGTCCTTGTCTTTCTGACAGGGCGTGGTTTTAATTGTGACTTAGTTGCCATAATAATGAAACGGGTGAACAAATGGGACTGTGAATCCCAAAGCGGGTAACAGGATTCGAACCTGCAACAATAGCTTGGAAGGCTACAGTTTTACCATTAAACTATACCCGCAGGTCGGAATAGTAGGATTTGAACCTACAACATCTGGCTCCCAAAGTCAGTGCTCTACCAAATTGAGCTATATTCCGAACGGAGAGAGAAGGATTCGAACCTTCGATAAGTAATACTTATAACTCATTAGCAGTGAGTCGCTTTAAACCACTCAGCCATCTCTCCGACTTGTTAGACTTCGGATGCCTCCTTGTCGACTGCGTCCTTGTCACTATACTCTTTAATTGACTTCTCTAGATCTTTTTGATAGAATTTAGTTGCAAATTGTAACATAGTCTTGTAATCTATGCCACTAATTACCAATCTATCTTCATGATCTTGAGTAATCATTAGTGAAGAATGTTCCTCACAATAGTATAAACTAGGATCAGTACCTAAGTAATACTCATGTGTGGATTCAAAAGTAAGCATAACCGTGTTGACTGTGAATGTAACATAAGGGAATAAGTGTCCCTCATAAAATCCACCGAAGTGGAAGGATTTGAGGAGAGAAACTGTTAGTTAAGCTAAGACTCTATCCATTAACTCACCATCTTTAGATGTGTAGAATAAATGAGAATCTTTTGGCTCAATGTATGATGCTATTAGTTCATCTTGAGCAAGTTGTTCTTCTTCTAATGTAGTAAGAACAATAGAAGCTACGCTCTCAATGAAGCACCAAACTACATCATTTTTATACATATCAAGGACACAATCGTTCTCTCTAAATATGTTAGTTAAGAAGTCAGTCCCGTAGATGTCAATAATGTCATTGGTGATTTCGTCTTCATATGTATCAAAGAAGGCGATGGTATCAGCATAATGTATGTGTTGGCTGCACACACCAGATTGACAACCGTGATTAACAATCTCTTGCATAGTTTCGGTGTCATAGGTGTTAGCAATCTCCATAAATGCAGGTGAATTGTTCATAGTAACTGTGTGACTGTGAAATAGATAACAATTGCTTGCTATCTAACGATCCTAGAGAGAATCGAACTCTCATCATTACCGTGACAAGGTAACATTCTAACCGTTAAACTATAGGATCA